GGAATCTTTCTGAATCCTGTTTTACCTGAGAAGAAAAACAATGCCACAGCAAAGTTTGTTTACCTTGGTTAGGAACATCTTTGATACAGATTATATTTGCATAATTCTGTGCTAACTCATTGAGTTCCTTAGTTCTTGAAGGAGAACCATAATTTGGGCATACTGGACCATTACCATCATAGATAATGCCCCGATTCATACCAGCAAATGATTTCCAAGGTCCAAACTGAGAAGCAGAAGCATCTCCTAATCCTGCAATGGTACCAAGAACATCTGAATCTACCAAGTTACCTTCGGCATTATAGTATTTAATACCACCACCAAAGTAAGCAACATACTTACTATTACCTACAGTACCAAGGCAAGTCTGAATCCAAGTGATGATTGATTTCAAGTCTCTTGGTTGGTCACCCTGAGTATAGTGAGTAGTATATTTTGGTACTTCAATGTAGTAGGTATATTCTTGCAGTTCTTTAACCATATCTACTGCAGCCTTGTGTACTTTAAGTACATCAGCGGATGCTTCAAGATGTTGGTCAATGTGTGAACAGAAGATTTGATATACATCTACATAATCCTTAACGAATTCCAGAGAAGCAATCCATTCGTCTGCCGTAGGAGTACTACCGGCACTACCAATTGTACCATTCAATTTTACTCCATCGGCAGTGATAGCAGCACCATTGAGTTTAATATCAATGGGGTTTCTTGTCCCATCTACATCATCAGTTAACCATTTGATGAAGTTGTTCCAAGATTTAATGTTCTCTGTCTTTTCGGTTAATACCGGAACGATGTATTCTGAGTTCTTTGCAAATGCACTTAGAGCAAGGTAATCTACAGAAGTATCATTGTTATCATCTGCAGTTTTGTAGGTTACTACTGGACCTTGTTCAAGTACCTGGCCATTAGCACTAATTACTTGATAGTAAACCGTGTTAGCCTGTTTGTAAATATTCACAGAGAAAGTTTCAGCACTACCAACTGGGTCTCCATATCCTTTAGTTACCAAACCAAAGCCAACAGCAACTGAACCAGAAGTAAACTTGAAAAGAGTAGAAGCCGTGGGTTCCTCTGGAGTTGCAGAAGCTACTACCGGAGAACCGTCTTCAGCAGCCTTAGGAGCAGATGCAGCTTTAGCTCTTATTGCAGCAGATACTACACCTTTGGTTGCACCCTTACCAAGTACACGAATAATACGAAGCTTAGAACCACCATTGAAAGCCTTTTCGATGTTTGATACAGAACCATCTGGTACTATCTCAGAACCAAAGACTCTTTGGAATTGAGAGAAAGATTGGATAAGTTCTGAGGGGTCATCATATGGACCTTTAGTAGTTCTAGCCAATACACATGAAACTCCTAACATAGGAGTAGTTTGAAGAACGTTCTCGTTCTTAAACTCGAAATTTACAGATGGTGAATTAGGCATATTTATACTAATTAAGTTAATTACTCATTTATTTAATACCCTCTAGTATTGAGCTATTTTACGTTAAGGTTAAGTAAATCTGACTCTTGCTTTTCGGTTAGTCCCATCAATATGGATATATCCTGAATTGGTACAAGTTCACCTTCTTCAGCAAGTCTCTCAGGTAATATACCATCCTTACAAGTATACTGATATACCTTTTCAAGTAGACCATGATTCTCGTCAGGGTGGTCATAGTAATTACCTATTTCGATAAATAGGTTTCCTGTTGGTGCTACCCGACCATCTTCCCATTCTTCTAAGTTATTATAATAAGGTCTTACGTATCCTCGAGAAGGTAATGCTTCATACATAATACTATGAAGTAACCTCATATCGGCTTGAGTATTAGATACCAGGTGAATATCTAGAGTTATATCCTTCGTTTCATAAGGAAATTCGGATGCTTGGTAATTTCCACCCTCTAGTTTATCACCAATGATATATTTGTTCACACCTATATCACCATTATAGAACCCTTGTAGTTCAATGGTAATTCTAGGGCATGTCTTTGCACCCTTAACCTGATTGTTACCTATACCGTATATGGGAATGAATTTAGGCATAGCATCCTTATCTGCTTGAAACCTTTTTTCATTCTCTTGTGATAATGGTAAGTAGTCTTCAGGGTTAAGAGTTAAACCTTTCTTAAGTGCTGTTTGTAATAGGCAAATATAAAAGGTTCTTTCTACGATTTCTTCTGTATTTACCATATTATACTAATTGAGGTATTAATATTACATTAAACTGGTATGTACCACCATCAGTAAATATACATTCCCAACCTCCTGAAGTACCACCAAACATAGCTCCTGCATCTTTTCTTCCTCGGGCAGTTGCTGAGAAAGTAGCCTGTGCTGAATTAGCTATATTACCGTAGTCGGTAATCCAATAGTATAGTTTAGTACCGGAGTTAATATCTGCAGCTTGTTGAGTTTGAGATATAGTAGGTATTTTAAAAGCCATTACCTCTTGTGATACTTGTTTTCCTTCTATGAGTTTACTTCTATACCCAGTAATACTAAATCCTGCTGAAGTTTCGTAAGCATTTGAGATTTGGTCTTTTGGTATACCTAAATTAACTGCAGCAGGTTCTACCCAGTATCTATATGATACTTCACCAGCTGCCTGAGTTACAATTACTGTTTTAGTTAGACCACCAACTTGCTTGATAGTTAAAGTTCCACTGAGAAGCTGTTCCGTATGATTCTTAGAAGTAATGGATACCTCTAGAGTCTTTTCGTCTTCACCAGTAAATCTTACTCCGGCAGTAAATGGAGTTTCCTCTAGGAATTCTGCCGTAACTTCTACATTTTCCCAATCTCCTTGGGGTGTACCATTAATCATTTCCCTACGTTGAGAAGTGATTACCAAAGTATCAGAGCCACCCTTACCCAATATATTTATGGTTTCCTTATCTACTTCTAGTTTGTATTCGTAGTTAAGGCTGCCTTTCTTTTGAATAAGATTTACAGTCTTAGGTACTCCATTAACTGTAATGGTAAGGATGGCTTTTTTATCTGCTTCTGTATCATTCACTTTTAACGGATGTACCATTACGAGTGCAGGACCAGTACCAGATGTTTTATCTGCTTCAAAATCTGCCATTACTTTGTATATTTTCTAAGTTCTTTTCTTAATTGATTTCGTATCTCTTTCTCTAAAACTACGTTTCCACCTGCTGCCTCGAAAGCAGGTTTCCATAAAGGACGAGGTGGAAGATTACCATCTCTACTACCATACTCCAACATGATAGCAATTTGGTTAAGTGTTTTTCGAGAAGTTCTACCAGAGTAGGTTATCTTCCTTAATCCTGGAGGAAGACCAACAAAAGTTCTATCTTTCCGAGTTACCATAGTAACTGACCTTGCATATTGACCAGTAAGGTTTAATAGAGTATGTGCTCCATACTTCTTAAGAGTAGCAGTAGCATGAGGAGGCCAAGAAACTTTGGAACCAGGTGGAGGTAGACCTGTATTTAAACTACGTCTTACTATACGAAGAAGTTGATTACCAAATCTTCTAGTACCTAACTCGTATCCGAGTTTCATGATACTGGGAGTCTTAGCAATCAACCTCTCTGCCTGTAATTGTTTAACTGGGTCTACATAAATCCGAATATCACATAGATTATTCGAGATATTTATGTTAACCTTTTTGCTTGGCATCCTTACTCTTATTTAATCCCAACTCACTGGCAATCTTCATAAGAATTTCTTGTTGCATTGATAACTTCTCTGCTACTTCCGTTTTGAAAGCATCGAACTCTTCTTGCTTATAAGCTGGAGCTGGTTGCTGAGCAGGAGTTAACATACCCTCGATAGTTTTGAAGATATTATCACACTCAGTAACTACTGCCTCGTATTTATCCCGGTTATTAAGGATATTTACGGCATTAGTCCTTTGAATGTTTACCTCATTTACGATATTGCGTAAGTCGGTAGTGTAATAAACATTATTATAAATACCCTCTGCAGCATCTGTAGGAAGGTATATAGTCACCGCAGATACAGAGTCTTGAATAGAGATTTCTGTATTTGCTGTAAAGCTTCCATCTGGGCCAGTAGCTCTTGGTTTGCTCTCACCAACTTTTAATACTTTAGCGGTATCAAAGATTGGATACCCAGAACGTCTGTCTCTCTCTAAGGTGTATATAGTATCACCTTTCTGCAATTTAGAAAAAATCAAATCTTCCATGTTCATCTTTTATTAATTAAGTTTAAACCAAATGATACTGCACCTGGATTCCTTTGCATAAAGTCTACCAGGTTTAAGAATTGATAGTATCCAAATTGGTCAATGAGTGACTGTGCTTTATTTGCTACTTCCTTTGCTATCTCTGCATTGGGAGCAGGCAATGTAAGTTGAATAGTAAAATCTTTTAGTTGATTTCCATTGGTTGGTTCTTTCTTAATCTCTTCACTTTCCATATCGTTTTATCTTTAGGTGGGTATAAACGAAAAAAGGAGTACACCTATGTAAGATGCACTCCTTCCTAATCTGGCTTACGTAATGACGACGGTCATTATTAAGCCGGGGTTGTGGATGTAGTCTTAAGAGCTGCAACTACTGACTGGATAATGTTCTGGTCTCTCTGAGCATCTACTACTCGGTTGAGACGGGCAATTTCCTGGTCTTTAGCAGTGTTCTCGATAAGACACTTGATTTCCTGTTGGCCATTCTTGAGGTCACAGCAGCAACCATCATTACAACCGCGGTCAGCGACGATTACGCCCTCATCACCAGATTTAACTTCTACTCCCATAATTTTTGAGTTTTAAGTTGTTAAATATAAATTTGATTTTTAAAGTTATTCGTATATGGCCATATACATTAATAATGCTATAGTATCGTATTATCAAGGATTAAGTGAAATATCTATGATACACAGCACAAAGTAATATAGGTAACTTAGTCGGGTCTTTAGGAGTTAAAGTTAAATTACCAATTAAAGTCCCAATGGGGAAAACAGCAGTATTCTTTTTTATTATATCTAAACGAATACCATCATCATTATCTCCATCACTTGATAGCATACTGATATTTACTGTAAAACCAGCAGGAACATTGGCATTAGGATATAATTCCCATGAATATTCATAATCAGTATTTTGATTTGGGTCATTACTGATAGTTACAGGTCTACCGCTTTCACTAAATCTTAAGTTACTTAATTCTACTTGTTGAGTATAAGTACTACTATCCGTATCTGCTACAGATATATTAACTTCAATAGTAATGGCATCTTGAGCTAAAGTACCTAAGCCATAAAAATTACCTGATTGAACATTAATATTCCCTAAAAATTGTTCATCCTTAACAGTGTTTAATCGGATAGCTCTAGGTCCCTTATTATTTACCCTTCCCACTAAATAACCTTCATCCATGGGGTCTTGGCTAACATAAGCATATAAAGCTTGATTACCGTTACCAGGTTGTTCAAATCTAACTTGCAGATTTCTTGCAGAATCTCCTTCGTTATTGGTTAATGCCCTGAAAGCCCAGTTATAGGAGTTATCTGAGTTCTGTCCATTATAAATAACTTGCAACCAATCTTCAGATGGTGGTATGAACGTAGGCTTAATATATTTCTTGGCAAACTCTACACCACCTCTTCGTAAGCTGGCATAAGATATAATATCCCTACTACCAGCACTACTACCGTATATATCGCCATCTAGAGTAATATTAGTAATGGTACTTCCTTCTTGTTTCCAACCGAATTCAAAAACTCTAGTATAAGGTACTGGATTTACCAATAAGGTAATGGTAGGTACTGTTCCTACCTCTTTACCGTTAATTACAACTTTAGGATTATATAAAGTTATGGTATGAGTACGTGGATATTCTGATAAGTTCTGTACAGAATTACTAATACCTATAAAGGCATTTTCAGAATCCGATTGTAGAGTAGCAGATACCTGACCACTTGGTGAAGCTATTGCCGAGTTATTTTCAGCTATGGTTCTAGAATCCCAAGAAGTAGGAGTACCTTCTACCCCATTGATAGAAGTATATTCTAGTATGTGTAAATCCATTCTTACAGAATTTTCCATACCCGTAGTACCTTTTAATTCAACTTCTGTTACGTTTTCTTCTACTGTACCATTACTATAGTTTGCAGTCCAAGATATTTCATACCGTGTAGAGATTGTTGCAGCATCTTGGGTAAATGCCCAACCATTTTCTACTTCAGCAGTACCATTATAAAACATTACACTACCAGATCGAGTTTGATTAGTAGTATTTTCTTTTACAGAAACCTCAAAATCATATTCATAATTGGTAGGATTACCACCAATTAAATCTACAGAAGCCCAATCGGTAACGGTAGAATCCAAATCAAAATCAGGTTGAACAGCAACTTTACTCGTTACTTTACCATTAATTAAGGTTTCCCTATAAGATTGAAGTGTAACAGTTATACTCTGAGCTAAAGCCGAAAACATTCCATCTGGAATTGGTTCTACATAATTGATATAATCCCTAGTAGTAATACTTGCAGCTTGTTGTTCAACTGTCAAAGTTATCGAAGTATCACTACTACCAGTTTGAAATATAACGATATCTGCACTTCTTTGACTAGTAGTTGTATTCTCATCTACGGTTACTATGAGTGTATTAGATTGCTCTTCTACATGAATCCAACTTGGAGAACCCGGTATAGACGTAGTCCAAGTAGTATCTTCACTTTGACTTGTAACAGAACCGTTAACAATCTTATACCTTTTACTACTTATGGTAAAAGAGTAAGTACCACTAGGCTTAGCAGGCACTTGTTGATTTAAATCTTGAGTACCGTTATTTACCTTTAGTTCATAAGACCAAGCAACACTAGCACCTGCTTGTTTTACACCTAAACTTAGAGTTTTACTACCGTACTCTAAGTTTAAACTACCACTAAGTTGAGATTCAGAAGTATTCTCTGGCATAGTAGCACTTATACGATATCCCACACCAAGTTCATAAGTTACACTAGTACTACTTACAAAACTAGGTTTAGTTTTTACAGTAGGAGTATCATCATGCCAAGTTGTATCTTTACCATTTACCACGTCCCAATAACCAGACCTTACTAAAGCTTTAACAGTTCCTCCAATATTTGGCGCTGTAGGGAAACTCTCTTTAATAACCAACTCTTCTCTAATGGCCACTGTACCTGCTGCCTGACTACAAGTAATGGTTACGGTTTTGCCTGAACCCATCTGCTCATACACTACAGTACCAGTTCTTGCTTGGGTTGTGGTATTCTCTTTCATGGTAATAGCCACAGCAGAAGTAGCACTTTGTATTTCAGCAGAAGTAGATTTAACTTGGATATTAACACCTTCAGGTGAACCTTCTACTAAAGAACCATTAATATATTTTTCACGATAACTACTAATTGTCCCAGATTTGGTTGTACCTAAGGCATCAAAGTTTAACGTTGGAGTAGAAATAGTTAATGTATATCTCCATTCTACTAGATATACACTTTGAGTTACCGTAACTTCTTTATAGACGGTATCCATAGTTGCCCTTACTACTACACTTCTTTGATTTGCAGTTTTATTTTCTGCTACCGTCAAAGTAGTACCAGATAAACTAAATCCGGTTACTGCAGTAGGTATACTAAGTGTAGGAGTACCGGTAGCATCGGAAGCTGCATTGGTTGCACCTGAAGACCAATGATTAGTTCTGCTTGCCCTTGCACTTGCAGAGATTTGTGATGTACCTCCCATTTCCGTAAGTGTACTAGGATTTGCAGAAATGGAAACTACCCACGCACCCTGAGTTACATTGGTTATCTTATTTTCTGCTTGATATATATCGATTGAGGCACTACCAGATTTACCATTAAGAGTAACGGTTAATGTACGGCTTCCCAACTTAGTTCTTGCCTTTGCAGTTGTACCAAGATTAGAACCTGAGATATTTTCGGACCATACTACTGAAGCTCCAGAACTTATAGTACCACCATCATTGGTTTTACCATTCCATCCCCAAAGTTGAGAATAGGTATAAGTAGGTGTAGCTGCAGTTCCTCCTGATGCAGGGATATCTGCAATGTTTCCCAGATATACTGTTGGTGTACCATAAGTTTTTACACCAGCAGCTTGAGTTACAGTATGGTTCTGTTTTTTATTAGATTCGTCCTGTGTCCAGATATAATTAAAACCTCTTGAAGATTCAGTTTTATTTTCTGGGATGGTCATCTCCAAAATCTCAGAAGAATCTAGGTCATCTGTTCGTTTATAACTAACTGGAATTTGACTACCATAATTATGGCCATTCCTTATCTCTTGCTTGTAAGAATCTATCTCAAAAGTTACTTTACCTCCCAAAGCCCCAATAGAATTACTGCTAGCCTTAGTCAAAGTAAAAGTATATTCCCAAGATTGAGTTGCTGCAGCTTGAGTAAAACTTCCGGAAAGAGTTTTACCAGATTCCGATTGAGTACTTAGTCTAGTATAGTTTCTACTACTAAGGGCTGTATTTTCTAAAGCTTTAAACACATTATCCTGAAATATAATCCAATCTGGTAAATCCTCACTTGAATAGGCTACTTCTATATCAGAACCTGTAGCTATCCCATCTAAGTATTTCCTTTTAGTTGATATTACACCAAATATACTACTACCATTTGTAGATTGACCGCCTAAAGCTGTAAAAGATAAAGTAGATATGGCTTGACTAAAAGTATATTTATAAGTTACCTTATGTATATCGCTAAGCTGTACAGTTTCATTATTTCCATAGGAACTGGCATTGGATATTTCCAAGCCAACGTAATTTTCTCCCGTTCCTGTAGGAGAGAGTGCCAACAATTCAGCCTTGGTAGGGCATTCGTTTGAATCCTTACCAAGGCCTACTTTAGTTTTGACAGCACTCCATGTTGCTATCTCACCCATATTAATCTAAGTTTGTGAACAAAAGTTTTTCTCTTAATTCATCAATCTCGGCTTTCAGAAGTTTGATACCTTCGATTGCCAATACCGACATCTTAGAATAATCTACCTCTTTAACCAGGATATGGGTTTCTCCATCCTTTTCTACCTTTTCAAAGGCTTCAGGATTAGGAACTGTTTCGGGTTTAACCGCATTCTCAGAAACTAATTCTGGGAAATGTTTTTCGATTGTCTGAGCAATTGTACCTATATCATGATTACCTCGAATCATAAATGAATCCGTAGGTATAGAGCAGATTTCATCGAGAGTATGTTCCAATGGTTTAATGAAAGTCTTAAGTCTTTCGTCAGATTCTTTCCATAAACCAGAAGGAGCAGATACCTTCTTAAAGATAATCTCAGCAGTAGTACCCAATCCCAACTGGTCTCTTGTTACTCCATGAGGATTACTCATGTTCTGCATGTGAGTAGTAAGATTGGTTTGAGCATTGGTACCTGCAGCTTTAGCATCTGCAATTGCCGTAGCCTGGGCAGTAGATACAGGTTTATCTGCATCCGATGTATTGTTAACATTAGCCAATCCTACTTGAGCTTTGGTTACTCCATGAGGATTAGATTTGTTAGCAATATGCAAATCTACCTTTTCATTTACATCGATATCTGCCCGAGCTCTAGTTGCAGCTTCATCAGTGATTAACTTCTCTATTCGAGTAATCTCTCCCTTGCGGTCATTAACCTCTTTAGTGATATTACTCTGAAGAGTAGCATCTGATGTTTCCAGTTCTGTTTTAGCATTTGCAATTGCCTTTTCCAGAGTAGTCTTCAGAGTAGCATCTGCATTGGTACGGTCTGTAACTTCCTTAGTGATACTTGCCTGGAGTGCATCCTTAGCAACCTTTATAGCAGCATCTCTATCTAATACCTCTTGAGCAATATCATCAGCCAATTCTCCTCTGATAGCCTCATCAGCAGCCGTTCTTGCAGCAACCTCATCTGAGATTTGTTTAGGCAAGGTAGTATCAAGCTTAATCTTATCGGCTGCAGTCATAACACCGGCTTTAGTAGTAGTAACAGCTGGTATACTAATAAAAGAAGATGGATTAGCTTTGTAGATATTACCATTACCCTTGGAAGCTGAATCATAAAGTAAGTTTACATTATTACCATTAGCCTCGAATCTAACCAAGGCTGATACCGAATTTATAGGCAAGCCATTAGCTACAGCTTCAAGAGCTTTACCTTTAGCACCATCAAATGCAGTACCAGTGATTTCACCAATGATTAAACCTCCAGAAACAATCTGTACCCAAGTAGTACCTGACCAACGGAATTGATATCCAGGATGATCTGGGGTAATATCATTATAAGATTTACCAGCTTCTCCAACTACTGCTGTAGTATGGTCTTCATCTGTATACAATTTGATGTTGGTCACCTCATTAGTAGCCGATACATCATAAGTAGCATATACATCGATTACATCATCTACATAAGAAGGTAATTGACCTGCAGGTACTTTACCATTTTCATCCAAAGATGCCAAACCATTAGCCTGAGCTTTAGTTGCCTTGAAAGCATTCAGGGCCGCCAATACGTCATTGATATCCTCAGTGAGTTCCGTTTTCAAAGCAGTATCAGCTGCAGTTCTATCTGATATCTCCTTATCAATCTTGGTGTTTAAGGCATTATCAGCTGTTGTACGGTCTGATACCTCTTTATTGATTGCTGCGGTGAGTTCTTCTTTCAGAGCCGTGTCTGCAGCTTTACGGTCTGATACCTCTTTATTGATTGCCGTAGTAAGCTTGGTATCCAATGCCTCATCTGCTGCAATACGAGCGGCTTCTTCTGCATCAATATTACCTTGAAGCTCAGTTTTAGCAGTATTGATATTACCGTTAAGTTCATTCTTTAATGCAGTATCAGCTGCAGTTCTATCCTGAACTTCTTTATCTACTTTAGCTTCAATACGAGCTAACTCAGCACCATTACCACCCGAAGAAGACTTAATATGATTATCCAACGCTTTAACTGCCGATATAAGGTTCTCTGAACCAGCCAGGTAATTAGTATCATCAAGTCCGGGTAATCCCAAACTGTCCGTAAGACCAACAGCAGTTTTTACTTTGTTAATCTTAGTATCAGTTTCTGACTTATCTACATTGATACGTTTTTGAACTTTACCGAAAGCCTGAGAGGTAGTATCTGTAGCCTTGATTGCCAAGTCTGCAACAGTAGTGCCTTCATTTTCAGAATAACCGTCCAATTTAATATCGGTACCATTAAGTACTGGGTTTGAATCCAAACGATGAGTATTAATGGTATGTGCATTGGTTGCATCGATATTATCCTGCAAAGTTTTATCGGCAGCTTTACGAGCAGTCTCCTCAGCAGTGATGTTCGTCTGTAACTGGGTATCGGCAGCTTCCCTTGCATCTTCTTCATCATCAATACGAGTACCAAGAGCATTGTCGGCATTGGTACGGTCTTGGATTTCTCTATCTATCCTTACACCCAATGCAGTATCGGCTTCTGTACGGGCAGTTTCCTCGGCATCGATATTATCTTGCAATGTTTTATCAGCAGCTTTTCTTTCGGCAATCTCAGTATCAATACGAACTCCCAGAGCAGCATCAGCAGCCGTTCTTGCAGCTTCTTCTGCATCCAAGGCATCTTGAAGAGCTTTATCAGCAGCTTTTCTTTCTTCTGCTTCAGTTGCCAAATCAGCAGAGTTCTTATCAATCTTAGCTTCCAATCGAACATCTTCTGCCTTACGATCAGCAATCTCGGTTTCAAGTAAAGCCTTAACTTCCAAGTAAGAGCCAGAAATATTATTCTGAATACCCTGGATTAATTCCAAGTTTCTCTGAATATTAGCCGAGTTCTGATTTATAAGAGCATCTTGGTTATTTGCTCTTGCCAATAATTCAGTACGAGTTTCAGTAACATAAGTTCTTAAATCCTCTACTGTCTTGGTCAGAGTAGTACTCAGAGTAGTAAGCTTAGTATCTAAGGCTGTATCACCCTCAACCCGTTTTTCAGTTTCCGTCTCAATCTTCGTAGTTAACTCATTTAACTTCTGAGTTATGGTTGTTGCGAAGTTGGGGTCATCACCAAGAGCTTTGGCAATTTCCTCAAGTGTATCCAATACACCAGGAGCAGAACCAATGATTTTCTGAATTGCAGCTTCTACCTCTGCTTCTGTTTGGAATCCTGAATCATTCAGAAGTTCAGAAACTTTTGTAATATAGTTAGCATGTTCAGCTATACCATTCAATTTCATCAGAAGGATATCGGTAAAGTCATTTGAAGAAAGTACTTTACCATCTACCTTATCTACCTTCTTAGATTCAATTGCCTGGATAGCCGTTGTACGGTCTGATATTTCCTGAGCAATCTTATTCTCTAATAGGGTATCTGCATTCTTACGGTCAACAACTTCTTTGTCGATATTTACCTGAAGAGCGGTATCTCCAGCTAAACGAGTATTGGCTTCATCGGATATATCCTTAGTTAAACCGTTTACTTCGTCTTTATGATTTGCTATAGCAGTGTCCAAATTGGCCTGTATAGCATTCTCTCTAGTGGTTGCTCGGTCTTTCTCAGTAGTAATTGCTACAGTATTAGCATCTACCTTTGCTTTGATTTCATTTAAGCCTGCAGTAGAACCAGTTTCCAAGGAATCAATTCGGTCGCTTAAGGTTTTATCGGCAGCTTCCCGGTCTTTAACTTCTTGAGTAACCTTACCTTCTACTCTAGTAATCTCTGAAGAAGTCTGTTGGCTTAAGTTAGATATCTGGCCCTCGATTTTGGTTTCAAGAGCAGTATCTGCCGACTTACGGTCTCCAACTTCTTTATCTAAGTTTACTTGAAGAATTTGGTCTGCTGCCTTACGTTCTGCCGTTTCTGTTCCCAGAGCAATATTGGTTGTATCAATACGAGAACTTAAGTTGCTATCGCCATTGGTACGGTCCACAATTTCCTCATTAACCATATCCTTAACTTCTTTGTAGTTATCAGCAATGGTTTTATTCATGGCAGTGATTGCCTCAGAGTTCTTTGTGATATTTGCTTGGTTAGTAGCAATAGCCGTGGTATTAGCATTTACCTGAGCAGTCAATTCGTTCTTAACTGTATTGATAGCATCCTGCATTGATAAAGCCAAATCCGAAACTCTCTGAGTAAGAGCAGCAATGTTATCGGTATGGGTTTTATCTGCTTCCTTTCTATCAGATGCTTCCTTATCTATATTTGCTTGCAGGGTAGTATCGGCATCTTTACGGTCTTGGATTTCTTTTGCCAAGTTATCCTTAACTACCTGAAGAGCAGTGTTTCCAGTTTCAGAGGAATTATCTACATACTCTTTAAGTTCTTCCTTAAGAGCTTCATCAGCTTCCTTGCGTTCTACAACCTCTTTATCGATATTGGCTTGTAATGCCGTATCTGCAGCAGTACGGTCTTCGATTTCCTGGTTTACCTTTTCGGTAATTGCTGCCAACTTCTTTGTGATAGTTGAAGCAAAATTTGGGTCATCCCCTAATGCTTTAGCAATCTCTTCCAGAGTATCAAGTACTTCCGGTGCAGAACCAATAATCTTTTCGATGGCTGCCTCTACATCAGCTTCTGTTTGATAACCAGCATCATTTGCCAATTGAGATACAAGAGTAATGTAGTTAGCATGTTCCTCGATTCCATTCAATTTAGCAAGTAAGAGGTCAGTAAAGTCATTCTTGGTTAAAGAATAACCTTCTCTCTTATCTACCTTCTTGGAATTGAGGTCTGCATCTGCTGCAATACGAGCTTCCTTCTCTGCTTCAATGGCAGCTAATACATCAGTCTTATCTCCATCTACCTTTTCTCCCAAAGCAGATATCTTCTGGTCTAAGATTTGGTCCTGAGCAGTACGGGTTGCAGCTTCAGAATTAATATTAGTCTGAAGAACCTGGTCTGCAGATGTACGAGCTTGAGCTTCCTTATCGATATTTACCTGGAGGGTATTATCTGCATTGGTACGGTCAGCTACCTCTTTGGTAATCGAATTCTGAAGAGTTTCTTCTGCAGCCTTACGATTAGTTATCTCATCAGAGATTTTGCTTTCTAAGGCAGCATCTCCAGTTTGACGATTAGTGGTTTCTTCCGTAAGTTTCAACTGAATGTTTGCATCGGCATTTGCTCTTAATTGAGCTTCTGCAGCAACATCTTGTTTAAGTTCTGCCTTGTCATTGATATGCAAGGTGTTCAGTTGGTGAATACTTTCAGATAAAGCATCATCAGCTGTTTTACGAAGCTCAGCTTCTTTATCTACCAAATCCTTAGCATATGCCTTAGCTTCTGCCAATGAACCCGTAGTTTCATTTCTGAGGTCTGCAATGTCAGCAGTATTCTTATCGACTTTTGCTTCTATCTTATCTATCTTATTGATAAGGTTAGTAACTGCAGTGTCGATTTTATCATTAAGTAAATCC